CCCTTACCGCCCTGCTGCCCTACGTGCACACCAAGAAGGGCGAGGGCGGGAAGAAAGATCAGCGGCAGGACGCCGCGAAGAAGGTGGCCAGCCGGTTCGCGCCGGCCTCCCCGCCCAAGCTGGCGGCGGTCGGCGGTAAGAAGGTCTGACCGTGGAATGGTCCACCGCCTGCCCGGACTGGGAGGCTCGGCTGATCGCGGGCAAGTCGATCATCCCGCCCCCGATCTTCGCGGACCAGGCGGCCCAGGCCGTGGCCATCTTCAAGCAGCTGCGGGTCGTCGACCTGCCCGGAAAGCCCACCTTCGGCGAGTGCAGCGAGCAGTGGGTTTTCGACTACGTTGCCGCGATTTTCGGCGCCTACGACCACGAGAGCGGCAAGCAGCTGATCCGGGAGTTCTTCCTCCTGATCAGCAAGAAGAACACGAAGAGCACGATCGCCGCGGGGATCATGCTCACGGCGGTGATCCTGTGCTGGCGCGAGGAAGAGGAGCACCTGATCCTGGCGCCCACGAAGGAAGTCGCGGACAACAGCTTCAAGCCGGCGGCCGGCATGGTGCGGGCGGACGAAGAGCTTTCCACCCTATTCCACGTTCAGGACCACGTCCGCACGATCACCCACCGGGTTACCCGGGCGTCGCTGAAGGTGGTCGCGGCGGACACGGACACGGTCTCCGGCAAGAAGTCCGGCAAGGTGCTGGTGGACGAATACTGGCTGTTCGGCACCAAGTCGAACGCCGAGGCGATGTTCATGGAGGCCACGGGCGGCCAGGTGTCGCGGGAAGAGGGCTGGGTGATCTTCCTGACCACGCAGAGCGACGATCCGCCGGCCGGGGTCTTCAAGGAAAAGCTGAACTATTACCGCGACGTCCGCGACGGCAAGATCGTCGACCGGAAGTCGCTGGGCGTGCTGTACGAATTCCCGCCGGCGCTGATCAAGTCCAAGGGCTACCTGGACCCGGCGAACTTCTACATCACGAACCCGAACATCGGGCGATCGGTGAGCGCGGAGTGGCTGGAAGACCAGCTGCGGAAGAACCAGGCGAAGACGGACGGCGCCTTCCAGACCTTCCTGGCCAAGCACCTGAACGTCGAGATCGGGCTGAACCTGCGGTCCGACCGCTGGGCCGGCGCCGAATTCTGGGAGGCCGCGGCCGAGCCGGGGCTGACGCTCGAATCGCTGCTGGAGCGCTGCGAGGTGGCGGTGGTCGGAATCGACGGCGGCGGCCTGGATGACTTGTTGGGGCTGGTGGTGCTGGGGCGCGAAGCGGACACCCGCCGGTGGCTCCTGTGGGGCCATGCCTGGGCGCACCGGATCGCGCTGGAGCGCCGCAAGGAAATTGCGCCGCGGCTGCTGGACTTCGCCCGGGATGGCGACCTCACGATCGTGGAGCAGCCCGGCCAGGACGTCGACGCGGTGGCGCAGATCGTGTGCCAGGTGCGCGCCGCCGGCCTGCTGCCGGAGAAGAACGGGGTTGGGGTGGACGCTGCAGGCATCGGGGATGTGATCGACGCGCTGACCGCGCCGGGCGTGGACATCCCGATGGAATGCATCGTGGGCGTGAGCCAGGGCTGGCGCCTGAACGCGGCGATCAAGACGACCGAGCGCAAGGTCGCGGCGGGCGAATTGGTGCACGCCGGCGCGCCCCTCATGGCATGGGCGGCCAGCAACGCCAAGGTGGAGATCCGCGGAAACGGCGTGATGGTGACCAAGCAGGCGGCGGGCAGCGCCAAGATCGACCCGCTCATGGCGGCGTTCGATGCGGTCTCGCTGATGGCCCTGAATCCGGCGGCAATGATCTCGGTCTACGAAGACCGCGGCGTGCTGTCGGTCTAAAACCGAAGGAACGGCATGGAAACGATCCGCAAGGCGGCTCGCGGGCTGCTTTCGCTCGCTCGCGGCGTCGATCTGCGCGACCTGTTCGTCTTCGGCGGCCTCGCCATGGTGGTGTGCGGCGTGGCGCAGATCAACGTGCCGGCCGCCTGGATCACCGCCGGCGGCGTCCTTTTCCTCCTCGGGATGAAACGCTGATGGGCATCCTGAGCAAACTAGAGGCGAAAGCGGCCGACTGGGGCACGTTGGAGCGCTTCATCTCGTGGGCCTGGGGCGGCGGCGCCAGCTCCTCCGGTATCGTCGTCACGCCGCAGACCGCCATGCAGGCGGCGGCGGTCTATTCCTGTGTGCAGGTGCTGGCCCAGTCGGTCGGCATGCTGCCCCTGAACCTGTTCGACAAGAAAGGCGACCAACGCTCAGTCGCGAAGGACCACCCCCTCTTCGAACTGCTGCACCACCAGCCGAACGACTGGCAGACCAGCGTTGAGTTCTTCGAGATGATGGTGGCGTCGCTGTGCTTGCGCGGAAACGCCTACGCCTACGTGAATCGGACCCGCTCCGGCCGCGTTGTGGAGATCCTGCCGCTGCATCCGGACATGGTTCGGACCGAAATGGGGTCCGATTTCAGCCTGACGTACCAGGTCACGACGCCCGACGGGTCGTTCAAGACCTTCAAATCGGGCGAGATTTTCCACATTCGGGGCCTCACCCTGAACGGCTGGTTGGGGATTTCGCCCATCGCCTACGCGCGCGAGTCGATCGGCCTGGCCCTGGCGACCGAAAAATTCGGCGGACAGCTGTTCAAGAACGGCGCAAAGATGGGCGGCGTGCTCGAACACCCCGGAAAAGTGGGCGACGACGCCTACAAGCGCCTGAAGGACAGCTTCGACGCGGCCACGAGTGGCGAAAACGCGCACAAGACGGCCCTTCTCGAAGAGGGCATGAAGTTCACCAAGATCTCCATGAACGCGGACGACGCGCAGTTCCTGGAGACGCGGAAATACCAGCGCAGCGAGATCGCGGCGATCTACCGGGTGCCTCCGCACATGATCGGTGACCTGGAGCGCGCGACCTTCAGCAACATCGAGCAGCAGTCGCTCGATTTCATCAATTCGGCCCTGATGCCCTGGCTGACCCGCATCGAAAAGGCCATCCGGCGCGACCTGTTCACCTCCGAAGACAAGAAAAGCGACCTGCAGGTGCGTTTCAACGTCGCTTCGCTGTTGCGCGGGGACGCCCAAGCGCGCGGCATGTACTACCACGGGGGCATTTTGGACGGCTGGCTGGTGCGCAATGAGGCGCGGGCGATGGAATCGGAGATCGGGATCATCCTGAACCCGCTCGACGGGCTCGATACGCCCCTGATGCCGCTGAACATGACCGATGGCAGCGACGATCCGGACGCGGACGAAGACGCCACCGAGGCCACGCCGCCGGCGAAACCAGCCAAAAAGAGCCTGCCGATGGCGGCCGAGCGTGCTTCCTGGCCGCTTCGGCGCGCGTGAAAGGAGCTTTTCCCATGAGCCGCAGCATGAACCACAAGGATTTCGTCTTCGAAGTGAAGGCCATCGAAGCGAACGGGACGTTTTCCGGCTACGGGAGCGTCTACGGTGTCGTTGACGATGGCGAGGACATCGTAGATCCGGGCTGCTTCACGGAAAGTCTTGCCGACTGGGCCTCCAAGGGCCGGATGCCGGCGCTGCTGTGGCAGCACAGCTCGCGCGACCCGATCGGCGCCTACACCGCCATGAAAGAGGACGCGAATGGCCTGTTCGTGGAAGGCAAGCTGGCGCTGAAGACGCAGCGCGGCGCCGAGGCCTACGAACTGATGCAGATGAAGGCCATTTCGGGCCTCTCGATCGGCTTCATGACCCGCGAAGACAGCTACGACCAGAAGACCGGTGTGCGCACGATCAAGAAGGCCGACCTGTGGGAATGCAGCGTCGTCACTTTCCCCATGAACGACCAGGCGCGCATCAGCGCCGTGAAGACCATCGAAGAAATCGGCGACTTGAACGGCGCCGAGCTGTACCTGCGTGAGGTAGGCGGCGTGTCCCGTTCCGAGGCTAAAGCCATCGTTTCGCGTCTGTTCGCGATTGCCCGGCGTGAGGTCGGGAAGTCGGAGGACGAGGCGGACCTGAAGGCGATCACCGCTCTACTGGAGAAGCGACAGGCACTCCTGACCGCCTGACGCTTACCGCAAACCCACCGAAGCCGCCCCTTGAGGCGGCTTTTTCGTTCCCGAAAGGAAAAGCCATGTCGGATCTGTCCGAAATCACCCGCGCCCTCGAAGCGAGCAACCGCGCCTTCGAAGAGTTCAAGTCCGCGAACGACGCCCGCGTGGCGAAGATCGAGAAGGGCCAGCACGTCCCCGAAGACCTGCAGGCCAAGATGGATGCCGCCTTCAAGGGCATGCAGGAGCAGAAGACCGTCATCGAATCCCTGGAGGCCAAGCTGAAGCGGCCCCTTCTGGGCTCCGACGGCAAGCCCCTGGACGAAGTGCAGGAAGAGCACAAGAAGTCGTTCCGCAACTACCTGTGCAAGGGCGTGGAGTACGACAAGGCGATCGAAGCGAAGGCGCTGTCGATCGGCTCCGGCGCGGACGGCGGCTACGCGGTCCCCAAGGTGATCGACTCGATGATCGACGCCCTGGCGGTCAACATCTCGCCGATCCGCAGCATCGCCCAGGTGATCCAGATCGGGACGAGCGACTACCACAAGCTGATCAACACCCGCGGCACGACCAGCGGCTGGGTAGGTGAGACGCAGGCGCGCACGGGCACCAACTCGCCGCAGCTGGTGGACATCGCCCCGCCCATGGGCGAACTGTATGCCAAGCCGAGCGCGAGCCAGCAGATGCTGGACGACGTGTTCTTCAACGCGGAGCAGTGGCTGTCGGGCGAGATCGCCACGGAGTTCGCCCGCGCGGAAGGCGCGGCGCACTGCGCCGGCAACGGCATCCAGCAGCCCAAGGGCTTCACGGCCTACACGACCGCCGCGACCGGCGACGCGACGCGCGCGTTCGGCACGATCGAGCACGTCGCAACCGGCGTTTCCGGCGGCTTCAAGGTGCTGTCCAGCACCGTGAACCCGGTGGACGACCTGTTCACCCTCGTGGGGAAGATGAAGGCCATGTATCGCCCCGGCTCGTCCTGGGTGACCAACAAGGCGGTTCTCTTCACCATCATGTCCTTCAAGGACTTCCAGGGCCGCTACGTCTTCAACCCCACCACGGCGCCCGGCGTCGAGGACACGATCCTGGGCTATCCGGTGACCGAGGCGGAAGACATCCCGGCGCTGGCGGCGAACTCGCTGTCCCTGTGGTTCGGCAACTGGAAGGCCGGCTACCTGATCGTGGATCGCGTGGGCACCCGCGCGCTGCGCGACCCGTTCAGCAACAAGCCCTACGTGGACTTCTACGTCACCAAGCGCAGCGGCGGCGGCGTGCTGAACAGCGAAGCGCTGAAGACCCTGAAGTTCATCTGATCGGCTGACCGGCCGGGACCAACCAGCAAGGGCCGCCCCATCTGGGCGGCTCTTCTTCTCTCTTCGAAAGGAACAGGATCATGAAAGACGTCCACTCCAAGATGACCGCCACGCGCGTCATCTCCCCCGTCGCCGTGGGCACGACCGGCACCGGCAAGACCGGCGCCGTGATCGACCGCAGCGGCTACGACAGCGTCGAGTTCATCGTCGACTACGGAACGGTGACCGCCACGGCCGCCGTGTTCACCGTGGTGATGAAGGAAGGCGACGTGACCGGCACGCTGACCAGCGTCGCGGACGCGGACATGCTGGGCACCGAGCTCCTGGCCGGCCTGGCTGCGACGACCCCGCGCACTTCCGGCGTGAGCAAGAACGTGTCCAAGCGCGTGGGCTACAAGGGCAACAAGCGGTACGTGAACCTGAGCGTGAGCTCCACGGTCACGGCCGGCCCGCCCGTCGCGGTGACGGCGCTGCTGATGAACCCGATCGTGTCGCCGACCAGCAACCCGTAACGGGCCACCAGGAATAGGTCGCGCGCTCATCCCGCGCGGCGCCGTGTGACTCGGCACCCTTCTTTCGGATGAGGAAAGACCCCATGAGTTTGAACAGCGGCGAGCGCCAAGTGGCGCCGACGGTGGACGGTATTCGCGCCGACCACGTGGAACGGTATCAGTGGGCAGCGCGCACGCTGAGCCCCAACAGTTACGTGATCGATGTCGGATGCGGCATCGGCTACGGCGCGAAGATCCTGGCGGATGCCGGGCATCGCGTCTTGGCCGTCGACATCGATGCGGAGTCGATCGCGTTCGCGGAAAAGCACTACGCGCACCGGAATATCGAGTACCTGACGGGCTCCGTGGACGACCTCCACCTGCGGCGAGATGCCGCGGTGTGCTTCGAGATGATCGAACACGTCAAGGACCCGCTCCCGATGCTGCGCGCGCTGCGCGCAAAGGTGGACATGCTGCTGGCCAGCGTGCCGAATGAGGAAGTTTTCCCGTGGAAGAACTACGCTTTCCACTACCGGCATTACACCAAACCGCAGTTCGCTCGGCTGCTGGCGGACGCGGGCTTCCAGGCGAATGTCTGGCTGGGCCAGGCCGGGCCGGAGTCGCCCGTCGAGGTGGGCGTGAACGGCCGCACGCTCATCGCGGCTGCCATCCGGGATGAGGGCGCGGCGGAAGTGATGGGCGCCACCGTCGTGGTCAACAACACATATGTCATGTCGGCCACCGCGTCGGCGCCAATCGCGCGCGAGACGGCCCCGGAGCACGTCTCCATCGTCGGCCTCGGTCCTTCCAGTTCGGCATACGTGTCGATCGCCCGCGGCATGGGCGGCCGGCGCCGGTACTGTGATGAAACCTGGGTGATCAACGCCTTCGGCGACGTGCTGGCGCATGACCGCGTGTTCCACATGGATGACGTGCGCATCCAGCAGATCCGCGCCGACGCGGAGCCGAAGTCGAACATCGCGGCGATGCTCGACTGGCTGAAGACGCACCCCGGCCCGGTGATCACGAGCCGCGCGCACCCGGATTACCCCGGCCTGGTGGAGTTTCCGCTCCAAGAGGTGGTCAACGAGTTCGATCACGCCTACTTCAACAACACGGCGGCCTACGCGGTGGCCTATGCGCTGTGGCTGGGCGTGAAGAAGCTGAGCCTCTTCGGGATGGACTTCACCTATCCCAATGCGCACGACGCTGAAAAGGGCAGGGCGTGCGTCGAATACTGGATCGGCCAGGCCATCGCGAGGGGGGTCAAGATCGTGATTCCGAAGACCTCCACGCTGCTGGACGCCCTGAACTCCCCGGCGGAACGCTTTTACGGCTACG